TAAGACTAGAATACGCACCAGACATCATGGCTAGATTCTTCAAGCCTAAACTAGCAGGAGGCGGTATGATATTAGACAACATGGGTCTTGCAAACATACTGGCGGTGTAATGCCTAGTGGAGAACCATTTAAAATAACTCCTTCTGTTTTAAAAAGGATTCATAAATTAATTACAACAACTGATTTATCTTTAAAAGAAATAGGTTTTAAAATTGGTTTTGGTTCAGATACAAAACCAATGGATAGCACGTCTAAAGTATTTCAAGAATATATTAAATCTTACGGTAAACCTGATCCTATGCGTTTACAAACTAGAGGAGTTAAATTAAATAAAAATTCTCCTTACGTTAAGAACGTTATTAAATTAAGAAAAGAATTAGGAAGCACCAACGCTGTTGCTCAAAAATTAGGAAAAGAAAATAAAACTATTAGAAATGTTTTAAGTAAGTTTGCACCACAATTTATATCACCTGCAAATCCAAAGGGTCCTGAGACATCGGCTAAAGTTATAAAACGAAAAAGAGTTGCAACTATAAAAGCTTTAGAGAAAGAATTAAAAGCGTTACCTGATGGTCCAAAGATATTTAAAGAAATGAAAACAAAATTAAAAAAGATTAAAGATTTAAATACAAAAATTCTTAATATGAGTGATGAAGCCATACTTAAAAATAGAAATATTAGAGAGGCGATGAATTTAAATGTTGCAGGACTAAAGATAGGAGAAGGAATAACTTTTGATCGATATAAAGATCTATCTAAAAAAGAGTTTGTTAAAAAAGTAAGAAGCTTGGCTAGGAAAGGAGAGTTTGCTCAACCAGAACACATAATACCTATTCGATCTAAACAAGTTGCAGCTTTATTACCTGAAAACATATTTCCTGCTTTTGGAAAAGTGGGTGGCCAGATGGATGTATTAAAAGATTTTTCGGCCAAGAATCCTATAGGAGAAAGATCGAGTCAAGTTTTTGAATTTTTAAAAAGACAAAAAATACCTATTGAAAAACCTGGTTTGTTAAAAGCGATTAAAACAGCTGGAACAGGATTGTTAAGTTTAACCCCAGCAGGAAGATTAGCTAGATTTGCAAGATTATTAAAACAAGATGGGGGCAGAGCAGGTTTTGCTTTTGGAGGATCTTTTAAAGATTATGTAAATCGAGAAGATAAATACGAAGATTTTACTTTTGAAGAATGGCTTATGGAAGATAAACCAGAGGCGTCTATTAAATCCTATGACGGTTTAGACAGATCAACTTATCCATCAAACAGTATACAACGAGAGGCTTTATTTTCTTCACCTATTGAAGAACCTAAGAAGAGATCGGCTATTTTAGATTTAGAGTTAGTATGATCAGAAAACTAACTAAAACCATACCCCCTAAATCAGGTCCACAACCACAGGGGTTGAATATTGAATATAATACTGTTAAGAATGTAGGATTGGAGAAACCAAATGGCAGAAGACAATATCGACAAAGCTCTACCCAACGTGGAGCAAACAATAAAACTACCCAGTGAAGATGAACTTGTAGAGGCGGCGGAGTCTACAGAAGACGTTCCCCCGAACCCCGATAATACGGAAGTCATCCAAGGTGAAGATGGTAGTGTAGAAATTAATTTCGAACCAGGAGCCGCGAGCCCTGAAGGTGGTGGCGATCACTACGCTAACTTAGCAGAATTATTACCTGATGATATTTTAGATGATCTAGGATCAAGTTTATTTGATAACTACACACAATACAAAGCATCAAGAAAAGATTGGGAAGATGGTTATACCAAAGGTTTAGATTTATTAGGATTCAAATATAAAGATAGAACACAACCCTTCCAAGGTGCAAGTGGTGCAACACACCCTGTATTAGCAGAAGCAGTTACACAATTCCAAGCACAAGCTTACAAAGAATTATTACCAGCACAAGGACCTGTTAGAACACAGATCCTAGGTGTCTCAGACAGAGCCAAAGAAGAACAATCACAAAGAGTAAAAGATTTCATGAACTATCAACTGATGGATAAAATGAAAGAATACGAACCTGAGTTTGATCAAATGTTGTTTTATCTCCCTCTATCAGGTTCTGCTTTTAAAAAAGTTTATTACGATGAACTTTTACAAAGAGCAGTTTCTAAATTTGTACCAGCAGATGATTTAATCGTGCCATACACTGCCACATCATTAGATGATGCTGATGCAGTGATGCACACGATTAAAGTTTCAGAAAACGATTTAAGAAAAAAACAAGTTGGTGGATTTTATAGAGACATAGAAGTTAATCCATCTTACATGCAAGAAACAGAAGTTGAAAAGAAAGAAAGAGAACTCGAAGGTGTTAGAAAAACTAGAGACGAAGATATTTTTCAATTAATTGAATGTCATATAAATTTAGATCTTGACGGTTTTGAAGACAGAGATGAAACAGGAGAACCTACAGGAATTAAATTACCTTACGTTGTAACAATCGAAACAGGCACAAGAAAAGTTTTATCTATCAGAAGAAATTTTAAACTTGATGATCCAACTAAACAAAAAATCCAATATTTTGTTCATTTTAAATTTCTGCCAGGACTTGGATTTTATGGTTTTGGTTTGATACACATGATTGGCGGGCTCTCAAGAACTGCAACAGCAGCTCTCCGTCAGTTACTAGATGCGGGTACCCTTTCCAATCTGCCCGCAGGTTTTAAACAAAGAGGCATCCGAATACGAGACGATGCACAATCGATTCAGCCCGGTGAGTTTAGAGATGTAGACGCACCTGGTGGTAATATTCGTGATGCCTTTTTACCTTTACCTTTTAAGGAACCATCAGCAACTCTTTTACAATTAATGGGTGTTGTCGTTAATGCAGGTCAAAGATTTGCATCAATTGCTGACATGCAAGTAGGTGACATGAATCAATCAGCAGCCGTAGGTACTACAGTTGCGTTACTTGAAAGAGGTTCACGTGTAATGTCTGCTATACACAAAAGATTGTATGTTGCAATGAAACAAGAATTTAAATTATTAGCAGATGTGTTTAAAACCTACCTACCACCAGAGTATCCGTATGATGTTGTAGGTGGACAAAGAAATATTAAACAAACAGATTTTGATGATAGAGTTGATATTGTTCCTATCGCTGATCCAAATATATTTTCACAGACACAAAGAATATCTATGGCACAAACAGAGTTGCAACTTGCAACGTCTAATCCACAGATCCATAATTTATATCAAGCCTACAGGTCAATGTATGAAGCGATTGGTGTAAAAGACATCGATAAAATTTTACCACCACCAAAACAACCTATGCCAATGGATCCAGCTACAGAAAATATACTGGCTTTATCTGGAAAACCTTTCCAAGCGTTCAAAGGACAAGACCACAGAGCACATATTACAGTGCATTTAAACTTTATGGCTACAAATTTAGCTAGAAATAATCCAATTGTACTTGGATCTTTAGAAAAAAATATATTCGAACACATTTCTTTGATGGCACAAGAGCAAATTGAAATAGAATTTACAGAAGAACTACAACAATTAGCACAATTACAAGCAAATCCTGCTCTTGCACAACAAGATCCTAATGTTCAACAACAAATTTTAGCACTAACTCTAGCAATGGAGTCTAGAAAAGCAAAATTAATTGCAGAAATGACAGAAGAATTTAAAAATGAAGAGAATAGAATCATGGGTCAGTTCGGAAATGACCCTGTTGCTAAATTAAAAGCTAGAGAATTAGATTTAAAAGCAATGGATGACTCTAGAAAACGTGAAGAAGGCGAAGATAGAATAAATTTAGACAGAATGAGAGCCATGATGAACCAATCTAACTTTGAAGACAAGCTAGAACAGAACAAAGACCTAGCAATGTTAAGAGCTGGCGTAAGTTTAGCAAAAACTGGCGCTAAAAAAGTAGAGATTGAGGAGAAATAGTATGCCGTTGAACGAAAAAGGTAGAAAAATTATGAAATCTATGAAAAAACAGTACGGTAAGAAGCGTGGCGAAACAGTTTTCTATGCCTCTAAGAACAAAGGTGTTATAAAAGGCGTTGAAAAGAAAAAAACAAGGAGAAAAAATGGAAAAACTAGATAATATTAAGGAAGTTAAAGTTGGCGAGCAGCAAACTGAGATCGATCCTAGATCTAAGACAACTGCAGACAAAGCATTTAACTTAATTAGTACAGGTGGACCTGAGATCGAAGTACAAGGTCAAGGTAAAGTGATGCCTGAGAAGAGAAGAAAATCAAAGGCGTACTAATGGCTTGGTTCAGTTTAGCAAAAATTGCTATGCAAGCTGGCGCAAAGATATATTCTAACCGTCAGAAGAC